CGTCGGTCAAGACACTAGGTGCTCGTACTGGTCGTATGTCGATTCAGAACCCAGCACTGCAGACTCTTCCAAAGGGAGACGACACAGTTCGTCGTGCATTCTTGCCTAAGGATGAAAACCATGTAATCATCACCTCGGACCTTGACCAGGTTGAGTTCCGTATGTTCTCCTCGCTGTCTCAGGATGAGAACCTGATCTCCCTGTTTAACTTGGCGGACGCCACTGGCTCTGACCCGTTCACTGAGATCGGTCGTGAAATCTACGCTGACCCTACAATGCAGAAGTCAGACAAGCGTCGTGGCCTAATCAAGGGTGTAGTTTATGGACGCCTCTATGGTGCGGGCGTTGCTAAGCAGGCTTTGACTGCTGGTGTGCCAGAAGAGCAGATGCGTGCAGTATCTAATGAATTCGACAAGCGGTTCCCTGGCATGGCCATGTTCCAGAAGAAGGTGGAAGACATTGGTATGCGTCGTCTACGCTCCGAGGGTCAGGGCTATGTGAACACTTGGACTGGCCGCCGCTTGCCTTGTGACGAAGACCGTGTATATACTCTGGTTAACTACCTAATCCAAGGAGGTGCAGCTGAGGTGTTTAAATCGAACCTAATCAAGCTAGACCAGGCGGATTTGACCGAACTACTTATCGTGCCTGTTCACGATGAAATTGTGCTCAACGCTCCACGCGAAGATGCAGCTGAGATTCAGCAGATTGTTCGTGAGTGTATGACTACACGAGACGGCTGGTCAGTCCCCCTAACTGCCGACGTCGATGGACCTCTAGAAAACTGGGGAGAAAAGTACTAATGTCAAAACTAGTTTTAGCAGTAGACCCTGGCAAAGCCAGCGGTATCGCACTATTCTCATTCGTCGAAGGCGGTGAGCCAGAACTACTTTGGTCTGGCGAGTATCAGCAGGACGAGTATGCTCTACCAATTCGCAAAGCTCTTGGAGATGCAATGATGCGTGGAGTTCCTATCGAGGTGGCTTGTGAGCGATTCACTATAAATTCCCAGACTGTTAAAAATTCTCAGGCACCGTACTCGCTTGAGCAGATTGGGATTCTCAAGCAGTGTGTGATGGATCTCGGCATGAAAGCTGAAGACATTTTTCTACAGGCACCAGCCGATGCTAAGGCTCTATTCCCTAATCCAGCCCTAAAGAAGCTTGGCTACTGGCACAAGGGTGGCGAAGGCCACGCACTTGATGCAATCCGACACGGACTACTACGACTTGTGAAAAGCGGATGGCGTCCTGTAGGCTTGCTAGAAGAATAAAAAGTATTAGCAAAAATAAAACACAGCAGACTTTTTTTCTGCTAATATAAATATACAGAATGACGAAGGAGATTTGATGTCGGTACATGTTGACCTAGATATAGTAGGCAGCCACATCATTATTAACGCTGAATGGCGTTTGAAAGAGCTTTGCAAAAGCTTGCCTGGAGCATCTTGGGATTCCAAGACTTCAGTGTGGCGTATCCCGCTTTCGTGGGGCGGCTGTCTAGCCCTACGCTCAACATTTAAAGATGACCTAATTATTGGTCCTAATCTTGCTGCATGGGCAGCCAACGAAAAGATCACCCGTATCGACCCATCCAACGCACTGCGTGATGTGGACATTTCGGACGAGGGAGACCAGGACCTATTCCCGCACCAGCGTGCTGGCGTTGAGTTCTTGGCAACTGCACGTCGTGCTCTTCTTGCTGACGAGCCAGGTCTTGGTAAGACTGCTCAGGCTATCCGCTCGCTGAAGAAACTTCACGACCGCGGTGAAGAGGTATTTCCTGCTTTAGTTGTCTGCCCAAACACTTTGAAGAAGAACTGGGAACGTGAGTTCGACAAGTGGTGGCCAGGTGTGAACGTAACTGTTATCAACGGTTCTGCTGCTCAGCGTCGTGCTCAATTCGACCAGCAGTCTGATGTAATTGTAATCAACTGGGAATCGCTACGCACTCACTCAAAGCTTTCCTCTTATGGCTCAATCGCTCTCGCACGTTGCGTAGAGTGTAAGGGACACGACTCTCGCATCACCCCTAGCCGTTGCGAAGTTCACCAGCGTGAACTGAACGAGGTTGACTTCAAGGCTGTAATCGCTGACGAGATCCACCGTTCAAAAGACCCTAAGTCTAAGCAGAGCCGAGCACTTTGGGCAGCGACCGGAGATGCAGACGTTCGCTTTGCACTTACTGGTACTCCTATTGCCAACAACGTAATTGACCTGTGGCCGATTCTCCACTGGCTAGAGCCTAAAGAGTGGCCTGGACGCACTAAGTGGATTGACCGCATGATTGACACCATGATGAACGCCTTTGGCGGAATGATGGTTCTCGGTGTGAAGCCTCACATGGAGCAGGAGTTCTACGCTGCAATCAACCCGCGTATGCGTCGCATGCTCAAGTCACGCGTGCTTCCTTGGCTACCTGAAGTAATCACTGAGCGTCGTGACGTCGAGATGGGTGCAAAGCAGGCTAAAGCCTACAAGCAGATGCTTGACCACATGATTACTATGCTAGAAACCGGCGAGACTGTTGTTGCTGCAAACCCTCTTACCCAGAGCCTGCGTCTTCTTCAGTTTGCTAGCTCCCACGCTGAAGTCACTGTTGACGACGCTGGACAAGAAAAAGTTATTTTGTCAGACCCTTCCTGTAAGGTAGATGCTCTGATGGATGATATCAAGAATGGCGACTTCGGCGAAGACAGCGTAGCTGTTTGTGCTGTATCCCGTCAGCTAATTGAACTACTGAGTGCTCGCCTCACCAAAGAGGGAATTGACCACGGTCTAATCACGGGTGCTCAGGACCAGGATGAGCGTCAGAAATCTATTGACGACTTTCAGTCCGGCAAGACAAAGTGGATTCTATTCACAGCTCAGGCTGGTGGTGTTGGTGTCACCTTGACAACTGCACGCCGTCTTGTTATGCTACAACGACCATGGTCTTTAGTCGACTACAAGCAGGCTCTTGATCGCGTTCACCGTATTGGTTCTGAGATTCACGACTGTGTAATCATTACTGACTACGTAACAGAGGGAACTATCGAAGAGCGTGTAATCCAGGCTCTAGATACAAAATCCGATAACTTTGAGCAGATTGTTCGAGACAAAGAACAGCTACTCAAGATGTTGAAAGAAAGCAAGGTGTCAAAATAATGACAACCGAAGAACAAGAAGTAAAACCAATCCGTATCTCTAACTCAGAGATCCAGACTTTTAAGGACTGCCGTCGTCGTTGGTGGTTCACCTACTATCGTCGCCTGCAGCCAAAGGTTCAGAACTACACCGGAGCATTGGCCCTGGGTTCTCGTATCCACGAAGCCCTAGACCGCCATTACTCGACTGGTCAGGACTTGCTAGAGGCTCACGCTGAGTTGGTTAAGGCAGACCTAAAGACTCTGAATGACGCATTCCGCGACACCACTGAGCTAGAGACAGAGGCTGAACTAGGTCGCGTCATGCTTGAGGGCTACCTTGAGTGGGTAGAGATCGAGGGCATCGACTCAGACCTTGAGATGATCTCTACTGAAGAAATTATTGAGCGTCCGATGCTTGGCGGTCGTGTCACTCTTCAGGGTAAAATCGATATGCGTGTCCGTCGTAAGATTGATGGCGTCCGTATGTTCCGTGACTTCAAGACTGTTGGAGGTTCGTTCTCTGACTTTGGTTCAACTGCCCACATGAACGAGCAGATTCTTACCTACATGGTTTTGGAAGAGGCTCAGAACAAAGGTGGTGAACGCTCCGAGGGTGGTATCTTCACGATGCTACGCAAGGTAAAGCGTGGAGCTTATGCTAAGCCACCATTCTATGGACAGATTGAAGTTCGTCACAATGCTTTCACACTCCGTTCTTTCTGGCAACGCCTCGAGGGCACTCTTGAAGATATGCTTCGAGTGCGTGATGGACTTGATGCCGGCGAGAGCCACTATAAACTTGCATATCCAAAGCCGTCTCGCGACTGCAAATGGAAATGCCAATTCTTCGCTATTTGCCCGCTAGTTGACGATGGTTCGGCAGCTGAAGCAGCGATTAGCGATGCGTTTGAGTCAAAAGACCCATACGGTTATTATGGAATCACCGAAGAGAAGAAAGGAAATGAGTAAGCATGTCTGAAGTCGATCGCAGTTTAACACTTATGGTTTATGGCGAATCAAAAGTCGGCAAGTCTACATTTGCCGTCACAGCACCTTACCCACGCCTATTACTAGATGTTGAGGGTGGACACCGCTTCCTCCCGATCACAGTCAAGTATTGGGACCCAATCCGCGAAGAGCCACCAGTGGCTGACGGAACCTGGGACACAGTTGTAGTTATCGTTCGTGACTACGACGTCGTTATGAAGACATTCCAATGGCTTCAGAGCGGTAAGCACCAGTTCAAGTCCCTCATCATCGACTCCATCTCGGAGTTGCAGGTGAAGTGCATGGACAACATCGCTGGCACAGAGCAGATGAAGATGCAGCAGTGGGGCGAACTACTTCGCCACATGGGTGCTCTTCTTCGTGACCTCCGTGACCTAACGATGCACGCAACTCAGCCTCTTGAGGCTGTAGTCCTAACTGCAATGGCTCGTAAGGGTCAGGATGGCGTATACCGTCCTTACCTACAGGGTCAGCTTGCAATTCAGGCTCCATACTTCTATGATGTACTTGGAGCAATTACTGTGGAGACGGTTCCAAACCCGGATCCAATGCAACCACCATACAAGGTTCGTCGTATGTACGTCGAACGTACACCAGAGTACGAAGCTGGTGAACGCGTCCAGGGACGCCTTGGTAAAGTCGTCGAGCAGCAAGACCTCGGGGTCGAGCGTATGCTTGATATGGTTTTCGGAGAGAAAACTAAAACAACAACAACAAAGAAAGAAGGTTAATAGATTATGTCATCTGTAAACTGGTCCGATCTAATCAAAGAAGCTGGCGACTCGTCGACCAACTTCGAACCAATGCCAGACGGTGATTACGAGCTAAAGGTAATCGACTCGAAAGCAACCACTACCCAGACGGGTAAGACCATGTTCAAGATCACCACTGAAGTTCAGGGTGGTCCACACGCTAAGCGTCGCGTCTGGGACAACCTAGTTGTCTCACCTGAAAACGGTAAGGCTCTCGGCATGTTCTTCATGAAGATGACCGCTCTAGGTTTGGGTAAGTCGTACTTCGACCAGAACCCAAGCAACGCTCAGATCGAGCAGGCCCTGTTTGGTCGTACGTTCCGTGCAACTCTTGGAACTAAGACCTACAACGGCAACCGTAGCAACGAAATCAAGCAGTACCACGTTGTTCGTGCCGAAGCAGATGCTGCCTTCGCAGCAGCCGCTCCTGCTCCAGCCCCTACTCCAGCGACTCCTTTCGAGTCTCCTGTAGCGGCTGCCCCTGCTCCGGCTCCGGCTCCTGCCCCAGCCCCAGCAGCTCCAGTTACCTCGGACGAATCTCCGTTCTAAAGGCTAACCAGTGTGACGGTGGGGCATCGAAAGGTGCCCCACTATTCACATCGAAAGGAAAACAATGAGAGTTCTATTTACTGGCATGGCATCTTCCCACTCGAAGCCATCTGCAAACGTAACGTTCTTCAATAACCTGGCCAAACATGTTGGCTCTCAGGCGGACGTTGAGTGGTACGCTCCAAGCGTTACTTGGACCAAAGACTATCTAGAGCAGTACGATGCCATTTTTGTTGGTATCCTGCCACCAACTAGCCCGAGTGCTAACAAGATGTATGGTGCTATGCATGTCATTGATCTAATGTTTGACTCACCAAAACTCAACCTAGTTCTTGACCACCCCCAGCTGTGGCAGTATAAGCACGGCTTCAATGCGATTGACCGTTCTATAGAGAGTGTCTTCGGAAGCTTTTACTCTAAGCGTGCTGAGTTTATACTTACTCGTGACTCGCACACTGGGTCGGTTATCAGTGCCAACCATAAGTTGCTCACTAAGAAATGGCCCACAACACTTTATCCATCACTTCCGTGGAAGTCTAATCGACCTATAGATAAGCTTCTAGGACTCTTTGCTGAGGACAGCCTACTCGGACTGAGCTTCGATGCCTGGCTTCTTGACGGAATTGAGACAGTTTCAGGAACTAGAGGCGGTCACTGGGTGTCAGATGCCCCCCGCAGTGAGTGGACTAAGTCTATTTCTAAGCTCCTGGAGGTGCCTGTTGCCCCTATTAAGCAGAAGCCACGTATGTCTGACGCTAACTGGTTACAGCCTATTCAGGACGCCGCTGGGCTTCTTCTATCGCCTCAGGAGCGAGGCGTAGGTGTCTGGTGGTCGTATCGAATCATCCAAGCCCTACAAAGCAAAACCTTTATTTTGTCAGATTGGCGTGAGACAGGAGTTCTCGGTCCGGAGTGGAATCTTTTGGGTTCTGACTGGGAATCTCTAACAATCTCTGATAAGATAGCAGTAGCAGAAACTCAGTTGGAGTCTTACTTAGACGCTGTCCCTAGTAAGTCTGCTACCGAGTCAACTCTAAGTTCCATCCTAGAAACCTCTCGGAAAGGAGAGAAAAATGCCCGAAGTTAATTTCGAATGGGTCCGTCAACAGCTACAAGAAGCTAAGGCTAAAGTTGGTGCGGGAAACGCAGTACTAGAACTCCTCAAGGTGTGGAGTGAGCAGACTAAGCTATCTGAAAAGAGTGCTCAGGAAGCTATCCAAATGTTTAGCAAGTTGGCTCTAGGAACTGTTTTGGTTCAGCCAGAGGTTGCAAGCAACGAAGTTTGGATCCCGGCACTTCCTGGTCAGCTAGTAGTTGGCGATGAAGTTCGCGTACTTGCTAATGCCTTCTCTGACAGCGTTGGAGTTTCCCACAATGGGCGTCGTGGTCGTGTAGTTGCTATTCGCTATGGTGATGTTATCTTCAAGTCAACTGACGGTAAAGAGCCAGTGCTTGAAGGAACCCACTACTCCCCGTACAAACTAGAGAAGCGAATCAAGTAACTATGCGTACATCATTTGAACTTGAATACGAAGTAGATGACTACTATGAGGCTCAGTTAGAGGCTTCTATGAAGATTGCTAAGTTTCTAAAGATCACGGTGCCTGAAGTTGATGACAAGGTGTCTATTGAACTAAAGGTCAAGGATGCTGAAACTGAGGGCAAGTATTTAGTTACTGCACACGCTCAGCTAAAAAATAATTCAATTCACACTCCTCGTATTTGACAAATAAATAAAGATAGTTTAGAGTTACAACATGCAAACATTTGTACCTGAAACAACTAGCTTTACGTCTATCGCCCAGGTCTTAGACCGACAGCGTCTCAACAAGCAGGCCCTAGAGGGTTGGCAGATTCTTATGACTCTGCTTGAGCTTGACCCACAAGGTAATCACCGCGTCCCTAAGGGCTGGGTAAATCACCCAGCTGTCAAGATGTGGCGTGGTCACGAGATGGCCTTGTATCTATACATTGAAGAGATGGTAGCAGAGTGGAAGCGTCGAGGCTACAAGTCCACTATTGGCGACAAAGCTAAAGCAACCATTATTCGTGCCGTGCAACTAGGAATTATTACCGAGGCTTCGTCTAATCCTTACTGGATATCCAATCAGGAGCAGTTTAAGGAGATTGCCTCTAGCCACCGAGTTGCACTGCTCAACAAGGACTACGAATGGTACTCTCAGTTCGGCTGGCCCGAAGATCGTGGCTACAAACCAGAAACCTACGAGTATATCTGGCCTGTATAATTTTGTAATTTACGGGTAAGTTTACTCACCCCCGAGGGACTCGACAAGATAGAATTTTTCTTATGAAAGATTCCAGAATTGGTGAGTCCCTTTGGTTTATCTGGGACGGTATCAACCACCCTGATACCAGTTCTGATTCTCTTATACTCTACACTGAAGAGCATATCGACATTGATGAAGATGTCGTTAGGCGTGCATTAGCGTCCACCCTACAAAGAGAAGGAATTGTGTCCTCACTTGGCCACGGCTTCTCTCTCATAGATGGTGCAACTAACGGGCACGGCTACGTGAGCTTTAGTGCCGAGTATCAATCTTTCTGCGATAAAGATGGAGTCACCGAGTCCGGTGAATCTTTGGAAGAGGTTGTCCCGGTCACCTGGGTGGAGATTATAGAAATTGATTGAACATCAAGATTGGCATGAAGATGCTGAGTGTGCCAAGCCGCAGCACGACGAACATGTCAAAAGTTTTTTTGCGAATAAACCTTCTCAGCAATTTAAAGCTTTGAAGATCTGCGACTCTTGTCCTGTCAGGAAAGAGTGCTTGCAGTGGGCACTTGAGACCAAGCAGGTTTGGGGTGTTTGGGGTGGCCTGAACTATAAAGAGATTAGACGCACGCTCTCCGTTAACTGGGAGGGTCAAGAAATGCGTCATAACCGATTCCCGCTTTGCCCGTACTGCAAAGCAAAGACTGATGCTCTAATTACTAAAACTATTAGTCGACCGAATGGCGGTCGATGGTCGACTATGAAGGTAGTCGAGTGTACTGCCTGTGAGTTTAGTTGGCAGAGTCGAACTAGTGCTAATGCTGTTGAGGCATTCCATTCTCAGGAATCTCGTAAAAAGAAGTCTTAGTTAATTCTCTTTTTGATTTCGGTTGTGCTAATGCCGCTGGTGTATGGAACGTAAATCATCCCGATTCCACGGCTATCTAACCAATCCTGGTCAAATCCCATCTGAGCGTAGTAGTCTTTGCGTGCCCAGTCTGAGCCGATAATTATGTAGTCAGGCTCTACCAGATCGATTGCGATGGTGGAGTCCGCTCCGCCAATATTTGGGACAACTCTGTCTACCCACTTACACGCTAGTAGGATCTCTTCTCGCTCTGAGTAGCTGAGTACTGGCGGTCTACCTTTGTACTTTGCAATAAACTCGTCCGTATTTAGACCAACGACAACTTCACCTATATCGGCTGCTCTTTTTAGTAGGCGGTAGTGTCCTGGGTGTGGCAAATCAAAAGTCCCTCCGGTGTAGATAATTGGTCTAGTCATCAGTACTCCAAATAGTTTTCATGGATCAAGTTCGGATAGGCTTTTACAACTGGGTATTCGGTAGACCTGAAATTTAAATCTTTATCTGAGATGGCGTCATAGATTCGCTGCACTGTGTCTGAGTTGTAGCCAAGACTTTCTACGAAGTACTTAAATGTTCGTTTGATGTGGCCGCACTCTTTTTCAGTTTTAGCGATGTTGTAACTGGTTCCTGGAATTGTTTTCATCCAAAAATTCCAGTCCCTGTAGATTTTTTTATTGTTGTACAGAACCCAGGTGGAGTACACGGTATCTAAACAGTGTCCGGTAGTCATTTCATAAAAGTCCATGTGCTTATTTTTAAAAAGCCAGTTGTAATACTCAAGAATGAATAGGGCTGGCTCTCTCCTGAGAGCTATGTAGATTCCATTTATAAAAGTAGATAGGCCCATGTCTGGATGTTTTTTGGACATCGTAATTAGAGAGCCCATCCCGTCCGTGCCGTCCCCCTCCATCCTAGGAGACATTAGCCACACGTCTTCATCAAGGTCCATCATGTCTTCGATTCTCCGCACAGCCTCTGCTTGATTTTCACAGATGGCGTCGCCAGCATTGAAGATAAAAATGTCGTGGTCAGTTTTAGAAAAATCTAAAAGAGAATTGTAGAAGTGTCCGTAGTAGCGGACTTTTTCTGCTGCTATCCAGTTTGGCCGTTCGGCCGGGGAAGTAGTTACATCAAAAACTAAGTAGTCAATCTTGGCAGCAGACAGCTGAGCATCTATATCTATTGCGTTATATAGAAGTTGATCCCATGTGACTATGTAGCTTTTGCTGGTTTTCATTACTTAACTGGAATGACGCTGATAAACTCTCGTGGGTCGAAGTCTCCACCGAAGACCATTGTTAGAAGTCCTGGCTTTGATTCCAAACCTGCACGGTCGCGGAACCATTCCGAGCCTGGGTCGGTGGTTGGGCACTGGCACCATAGTCGGTCACCAATGTCCATTGTGCGGAAGTTGTGGAAGTGTCCTGAGACCCAGATGTCTGCGAGACCCAGTGCGGTCTGACCTGCAGCCTGTCCTGATAGGTACTTCATTACGTTGTTCTGGTTGGCTTGGTGTCCGTGGAACATACCTAGGTGAACGCCACAGATCTCAGTTACCAATGTCTGGTGGCCTGATGATGGGAATCGGAATTGGATGTGCTGAAGAGCAGGGTTCTCAGCACAGGCATCCTGGACTGCTGAAGCAATCTCGGTGTTCCAACCATCGGCTGGGTCTGTGGCCACAAAGCGTCCGGCTTCATCATGGTTTCCGTTGATAACCGGAACAACCATGTTCTCAGCGAGTGGAGATAGGGCTTTGATCTGAGCCATAAGAAGTCGACGAGCTACGCGTACCTGTTCAGTAATACCTAGGTCTGAGGCTGCCTGACCCTGTAGGCGTCCACCCTGAGATGTTGTACCTTCAACGTGGTCTCCTGGAAGACCAAGAGTGATGGTTCCCAGGTTGAGGCCCATCTTCTGGTAGCCCTTATAACGTTGGACTGCCTTATCAGTTAGGAGTAGGATCCGGTCGATTGACTGCTGGGTTCCCTGACCTCCAGCCTTCTTACCAATCTGCTGGTCGGCTGGGAATGCGGCAAAAGATCCGTTTCCAGTAGCTGCTTTAACGCCACGCTCTGGACGCCACTTCTTGATTTCATCAATAAGTTTTTCTGCATCTAGGCGGTCTTCGTATGCGACTCGGTTTGGGACAACGTTGACGCGTAGTGACTCTAGATATTCGCCGTCATACTTCTGCCACTTGCCTCGGCGAATAGAGGTAACGTTCCAGTCATCTGGATTGAGGTCAAAGTCTTCAAGAATTTGTCGGGCATCCTGAGGCTGCCCTGGGGTACGTGGCTCAGAAATAATAAAGCCACCAGAAGCATCGTCAACATCCATGCGTGGACGCCAAGATTCTGGTGTGTTTAGATTCTTGATGTCGGAGCCCTGTTTGCCAGGGCTGGCTAAGTCTGCTAGACGATCTGATAGACCCATGGTTACTTACCTACTCGATTGCAGGGGCAGTCGCCACGGCGGTGACGATCTACAGCACTGTTACTAATATCATACCCCTCTTCGCGTAGAATTCGGCCTAGTGCGGAGTTTGAAATGAATGAAGAATCGGATGGGTTTGTTACTAATACTTCTTTAAGATTCTGCTTGTCTTTTTCGGATAGGTCCGAAAGTACTAAAAGGTTTCCGATCTTGCAGAGCTTCACGATTGAAGATGTTTTAGCGGAACTTAGTTTGTCAGAAAGCGACATGATACTCCTTACGTCTTTGTTGTCATTAAGTATAGTGCTATTTTAAATTATTTTTAGCTAGCTTTTCTTTTTCTAACTGGTTTGATTGGTGCTACCTGTTCTGCTTGAACCTGTCCAGTCATCAACTGTTTAATTAGTTCTATCTCTGCTGTAGATTTTACCACGTGAGTTTCAATATTGTTGACTCTATCGGCTAGTGAACTTCCGCCGTTTTCCCAAAGCTGGTGCTCGACTCTGTCAAGTCTATCCGCTAGAGTGCGACCTTTGCTGTCTGTTCCCAGGGCTGCCCCGATGCGGGATACAACGCGGTAGGTTGAATAGACGCCACCAAAGATGACTCCAAGAGCTGTTATAACAGCTGCAATTGTAAAAATAAGTTCAGTAGTCATGGCCTATAATAGAAGTTCCGGGAAGCAATTAGGTTTGCTTTCTCTATTTTACCCTACTAGGGTCGTCCTTATTTGACGGGCTGTTAGTTCGAGCCGCCAGTAAGTTTTTAGGCATTTGCCACTAATTTTACGATTTGGCTTGCAGTCCACTCTCATTCAGGTGTAGGCTGTTTGCATTACCTCATGGAGAGAAAAATGATTAAAGACGATTTGGCGGTGGCCGAGTGAGCACTTGGGAGTCTGCAGGCAACGGGCGACTCTCTAAAGGAGCCGACTGGTACGCGAATAACGGATGGGTACTTTTACCTGTTCACGGAATTACAGAAGATGGTCGATGCACCTGTGGTAAGCCGCATGGCGATTCCAAGGACATCGGAAAGCACCCAGCCCTAAACAACTGGAACACAGAGGCCTCTTCTGATTTGACTCAGGTCGGTATCTGGTGGAACCAGAACCCTGACTACAACATCGGTGTCTTCTGTAAGCCGTCTGGATTTTTTGCAATCGATATTGACCCACGCTCTGGTGGTGATGACTCGTTTGACATTCTTGAACAGCGTGCCGAGGGGAACCTACCTCCAACCGTTGAGGCTATTACTGGTGAGTACAACGTAAAAGGCAAAGTAGTCCGAGGACGTCACATGCTCTATCGTTGCGACCCGAACGAGAAGTTCCTAGGCAATCTCTCCAAAGAGGGCCTAAAGGGTATCGACATCAAGCACAACGGATACATTCTTATTACTCCGTCGCGTCACTTTTCTGGTACTACATATGACTGGAAGCCAGGACACGCTCCATGGGAAATGGAGATTGCAGACGCTCCTGAAGAACTACTATCTGTTCTACGTGCCAAGGCTCTCCGCCAGAATGGCAGCACTAGCTCCTACAAGGACGGCAGCTGGGACTGGATTAGCGAACTTGAGTTTGCTGGAGAGCGTGTAGACGTTCAAAAGGTTCTTGAAGAAGGAATTGACGAGGGCCACCGAGCAGTCGAAGTTTATCGACTAGCCTGTGCTCTGGCAAATAAATTTGGCACCACCTCGGATTCTCGATTAATGATCGAATCTATGATGATTCGTTTCAACCACGAGATGGTTCGCCCGCCTATGGAGTTGGAGGGTGCCAATTCACTTCTCATGCACACGCACCGTGCGATCGACTTCGTGGCCTCTAGCCCAAAGACTGACCGCATGTGGCCTGGGCTATCTAGCTGGGAGCAGGGTCAGCAGTGGGCTGAACGCTCTCAGGAGGAAACTACTACTAATAACCAGGTTGGTTCTTCAGTTGCAGCTCTTGTTGAGAGCGGTATGTCAATTAGCGAGGCTTCAAGCCACGGAAACCTAGACATTCCGGACGACCCGGATGCTGAGCGTCCTGAAGATGGTGGACGCCCTGGATATCGCACCTTAACTGATACTGGTAATGGTCGTCGTCTGGTTGATGCATTCGGTAACGCTATTCGCTATACCGTCGGTCTAGGTTGGTTCCACTGGGATGGTCAATATTGGAAGCCGGACTCTGAAGAACTAGAGATGCGTGAACTAGCCAAGAAGATTTCTCCTATTATCGCTAGTGAAGTTTCAAACTATGGTGCTGGCGATGATCAGAAGAAGATTGAACTAGTTAAATGGGCTAACCAAGCCAAGTCAAACGCCAAGATTAAAACAATGATCGAAAGCTCTGTATCTGATAAGCGAATCGGTGTCGAGATCGAGCAGTGGGACGGCAACCCTCAGCTGCTTGGTGTTGGCAATGGTGTAATTGATCTTAAGACTGGCGAGCTAATGCGTGGTCGTCCAGATCTACACATTACAAAGCGAACCCCTGTTAGCTATACTCCAGGTCTTCGTAATACTCGCTGGGAGCAATTCATCAACTTTGCAACTGGTGGAGATAAAGAACTTCAGGACTGGGTTCAGCGAGCAGTTGGTTATACGCTAACTGGTCTCAGTAATCAGGATGTTATGTTCCTTGTTTATGGTCCAGCGGGTTCCGGTAAGAACACATTTGTTGAGACTATCTTTGAGGCACTAGGTTCAGAGCAGTATGCTGGTGCTCTCCCGTCTCAGGAGCTTGCCGCCAATAATGGAAACGTTAAGTCTTCGAGTGAATACTATATGGCTGCTCTTCGTGGTAAGCGAATGATTTGGGTTGACGAACTTCCAGAGTCTGAGCGTATTAACGAAAACCAGGTTAAAGCTCTTACTGGCTCATCTACTCTTAGCGGTCGTAATCCAGGTGGAGAACCATTCACGTTCAAGGCTCAGGGTAAGCTGTGGGTCACCACTAACCACCGCCCTATCATTAACGATGATGCTATGTGGCGTCGTCTGCGTCCGATTCCTTGGCTAAACGTCGCTGAGAATCCAGACCCTGACCTAAAGGCATACCTAGTCGATCCTGAGGGCGGGCTCCCAGCCGTGCTTGCTTGGGCAGTTGAGGGTGCTATCAAGTACCTAAGCTCTGGTGCTCGTGACCCGCTCGGTTGGTGTTCGGCAGTTCGTGAATCTGCGGACATCTACCGCAAGAACGAAGACCGTATTGGTCTATTCCTAGACGAGGAAACTAAAGAAGCTGCTGGAACTTCTATGCTGGTCAAGCACCTTTATACGATCTACCGAATGTGGTCTGATGAGCGTGGTGAGCGTCCTATGACGCAAATTGCATTCCAGCGTAAATTGTCAGACCGTGGTCTATCAATTGTTGGTCAAGGTTCACGTGCTGTTATTAACAACCGTAGCCAGATCCCGCGTGTAGTTCAAAACACGGAAGTAGACTGGACAACCGCGACACGCTTCGCAAAAGACATCATTTTATAGTAAAATAAAAGCGTGTTTCGGGAGAGAACTAAAACACCGGGGGGTTGGAGCAATCCAGCCCCCTGTTACTCTTTTCTAGATTGAGAATTGATGCACGTAAGAATTGCAACCCCTATGTATGGTGGAAACTGTAAAGGCATCTATGTCGACAGTATTCTTGCACTGACCTTTCAACTTGCTCAGCGGGGGGACCAGGTCTCGTTCTCTAAGATTTATAATGAGAGCTTAATTACTCGTGCTCGCAATAATCTTGTTTATGAGTTTATGATTAGCGATGCGGATATCTTGCTGTTCGTGGATGCAGATGAGGGCTTTAACGCCTCGGATGTAGTTAAAATGCTAGATACTGGCAAGGACGTCATTGGTGGTGTCTACCCGATGAAAAACTTTAACTGGGAAAACATTAGAAAAGCCGCGTTGGCTGGTAAAAATGATTTGACTCGTTACTCTGGAATCTTTGCAATGAATATGCTACCTGGAGTCAAGGAAGTTACTGTATCAGAACCAGTTCCTGTAACTGAAGTGGCTACTGGTCTCATGGCAATTCGTCGAGAAGTGTTTGAAAAGATGGAACCGCACTGCCCTAAGTATGCTCTTAATGGGTCCAATGCTCAGTTTGATTTTAACAACATGGTTACCGAGTACTTTGCTACAAGCATCACTCCAGAAGGTATCCTACTTTCTGAGGACTACCACTTTTGTCGCAAGTGGCGTGAGATTGGCGGAGATGTTTATGCTGCCCCTTGGATTGCAGTAGACCATGCTGGCGAGTACATCTTTAGTGGACGTTATATTTCCGAGTTGGAGTTAAATTCGGAGGTAGTTCCTCCTAAAAAGTCAAAGAAAAAGTAAATGACATATAGAACTTTTGTTGAAAAGTCTGTGTCTTTTGGTGGGAAGTTAGCACCACTAGTTATTTCCGAGGGATTGACTTCGGGCACTGGTCTAATGAACCCCTCTGTTTTTGTCAATGATAAGAACGAAATCTTTGTAAACCTACGCCACGTCAACTACACGCTTTATCACTCTGAAAACGACCAGATGTTTCCTAGCCGCTGGGGTCCGCTTTCTTATCTACATCCAGAGCAAGATCAAGCACTTCGCACGACTAACTACATCTGCAAACTTGACTCCAATCTTTCCATGATTGGGCATGGCGTTGTGGACACTTCGAAGCTTGACGTTGAACCGCTCTGGGAGTTCACTGGTCTAGAAGATTGCCGCCTAGTTCAATGGGAAGGTAAGTACTACAACATTGGCGTTCGACGTGACACGACTACTCATGGTGAAGGTCGTATGGAGCTCAGCGAACTTAAGATTAATCAAAAGACTTGGAAGATACAAGAAGTTTCACGTCTACGCATTCCTACTCCTGGCGACAACACTTCGTACTGCGAGAAGAACTGGATGCCGATACTCGACAAGCCTTTCCACTTTGTGAAGTGGACATCGCCAACCGAAGTCGTTCGTACCTGGCCAGATGAGCCAGCCCGCTGTGAGCAAGTATCTCTTACGCCTGGTCTGATTCCACCAAAGGACCAACGCGGAGGTTCTCAGGTTGTCCGGTGGGGTAATGTCTACATTGCTATTACTCACGAAGTCGATCTATTCAAAAACTACCTTGGCCAGAAAGATGGCATCTATCGTCACCGTCTAGTTGTGTGGGACGAGCAGTTTAACCTTATTGGTTTGTCGCCAGAGCCATTTACGTTCCTGGAGGCCAGGGTTGAGTTTGTGGCCGGAGCTGCTAAGTATGGCGAAGACCTCTTGATTAGTTTTGGGCTGCAAGACAATGCCGCCTTCGTGCTTCGCACACCAAAGGTTGTAGTTGAGGATTTGATTTTGGAGGCTCTTACTTATGAGTTCTAACGAGATCATTGAACGTTTGATTGTAGACGCATCTACTGATCCGCTCAACCCAGAAAAGAACTTAGCAATTGCTGTTGAGTATGAAAAGTTGGGCCAGACGGCATCCGCTGTTGGATTCTATCTACGTGCGGCCGAGTATGGATACAAGAGTGATCCTGATGTCACATATGCGGCTCTGCTTCGTGTATCTATTTGTATTGAGGGCCAAAAGGATCGTAGTCTTACGGTTAGCAATGTCATTTTACAGGCCATCGCCTATATGCCGCAGAGGCCTGAAGCATACCTTCTTATGTCTAAATTCTATGAACGATCTGGCTCGTGGCAAGAAAGCTACACTTTTGCTGTACTAGGTTTGGGCTGGACTCGTCAGTTGTTCGACCTACCCGTAGACGTCGGCTATCCTGACTACTGGGCCCTAGAGTTTCAACAGGCTGTTGCTGCTTGGTGGGTCGGTCGCAGGGACGAAAGTCTTCAAATGCTGAGAGAGCTATCTAGTAATAGATTTGTAAATGAGGAGTACGCTGCCGCGATAGCGAGTAACCTAGCGAGGTTGGATTCTAATGAAACTAATGTTTGATATCGGGGCTAACCGTGGCGACGCCACTATTGCTGGAATTAAGAACGGATATAAAGTAATTGCTCTTGAGCCAGCTCCTCGTGTATTTGCAGAACTTATCCGTAACTTTATCTATGAACCGAAGGTTGTTCCACTCAGGTTGGCTGCGGGGGCGAAAGACGGTGAACGTCTAGAGTTCTACGAGTGTGTAGAAGACGGGCTGTCCACATTGGAAAAGTCTTGGCTGACCGACCCAGGTATGCCATACTACGGAAAAGAGTTTCGTACGATCTCCGTTAATACTTGTACTGTTGATTGGCTTATTGAAAAGTATGGCCAACCAGATTTAATCAAGATTGATGTTGAAGGTGCAGAGTGGGCCGTGCTTGGTGGAATGTCTAAGTATTCTGGAAAGCTGGCACTTGAGTGGACTCAAGAAACAATGGCTCAGCACAGAGATCAACTTCTATATTTGCACTCTTTAGGTTATAAAGAATATCGTCTGCAGTTTATCGAGGACCACTTGCTCGAGCCCGAGCAGGTCTGGACCCCAATTGATGAAAACTTGGATCTAGAAGATGATCGACGATCAAAAGAACACTGGTGGACTACCGAGGGTTGGAAGAGATCGGGGCTACGGCCAACCGCAGACGTTGGGATGCTCTGGGTTAGGTAGACTCTAAGTCTAATTCCTCGATGATGCTTGATTCGTCGATTGGCGGGTCAGGAAACTCCTCGACGCGATGAGTTGACGGTGTGGTTTCAAAAACTTGCAGTGCTGCGTTAACACTCTCAATGGTTGAGTGCTCACTTCTAATGTCGCCTGTTGGCGTATAAATAATTTTAAACATTATGGTCCGTCATATGAAATAGTGAAACGTGTTCTGCTGGATTGTATAGTCATATTAGTACCGCTAGTTTGGTAGGCTCTGACATCTACAACGTCATTAATAGCTAGGATTAGTTTAATAACACTTCGAACGGGGGCGTCAACGGTGTTACCAGGGTATCCGTGGTCACGAGTAACGGCAGTACCGTTTACGTATATAAGCGTGTGCCTGTTGTTACCAGCAGTGTTTGCCGAGTCAAAAGCAACGGATGCGTTGATTGTATAAACACCAGCAAGAGGCACGGTGACTTGGTTAGACGCTACAGTAAAACCACCGCGGTTAGTGGTGGCAGTGGGCCAGGTAACTGTTGTAATCGTGCTTGAAACAACACCAGTCTGGTTAGCAGATTTTATTACATCAAAGAACGGCATCTGACCTGCGATTGGGTACCAACCACCAGTTGTGCTATTGATGTTTAGTTGTACCTGACCATCACCAGATACATAGCACAACATTCCAGCGGTTGGAGAAGGTATTGCTGAGTCTCTAGCAGCTGTACTGGCAAATACTGCTCTCAGCGACTGAGCCACTAATGCTCCACCTACGGTTAGTGCTGACCCATCGAAGGTTAAGTTTGCACTTCCAGATACTACGTTGCTGGAGTTTTTGTAGACAACTTGGTTAGCTGTTCCAGCAACTGGACCTGTAATTCCTTGAATACCTTGAGTACCAGTTAGACCTTGAAGACCAGTCGTTCCTTGGCTACCAGTAGCACCTGTCGCACCGGTTGTACCTTGAGCACCCGTGTTACCGGTGGCACCCGTTGTTCCTTGGATACCTGTGTTGCCGGTTGCACCTGTTGTACCTTGAGTACCAGTTAGGCCTGTTGCTCCTGTTGTACCTTGGATTCCGGTGTCTCCAGTATTTCCAGTTATACCCTGTAGGCCGGTAGTTCCTTGTAGTCCAGTTAGCCCCTGAACGCCGTCGTGACCCTGAATACCCTGAGTACCTTGAGATCCGGTTAAACCTTGTGCACCGGCTGTACCTGTCGCACCCTGAGTACCGGTTAGACCCTGGGCCCCATTAAGCCCTGACGCACCCTGAGCACCTGTCGCACCTGTTGTACCTTGAGCACCAGTGGTACCTTGAGCACCGCCTGCTCCAATGACAGAACTTGCTCCAGCCCCACCTGCGGTGATGTCAATATAGTAGCCGCGGGCCGATCCACCTTGTTCGAAGAAGCGAAGTTTGTTTTGGTAGACATCGATGGTCACGCCGTTAGTAACGGTGGTATTGGTTACAGCATTGGCTAGGAAGATTTCTCCACCCTCGTCACCGCCACGAGTGTTGACGGCAATCTTTCCACTGCTTATGGCTAGGTCAGTTCCATCATAAGTAAGTGATGCACTACCTGCAGCAACGTTGCTTCCGTCTTTGTAGACGACTTGGTTTGCTGATCCGGCAACCGGGCCAAATAGACCCTGAATACCCTGAGTGCCTTGAGTACCTTGAGTTCCAATAAGACCCTGGGCACCCGTATCACCAGTTGCTCCGGTTGTGCCTTGCAAACCTGTAGTTCCCTGGCTACCTGTATTACCGGTCGTTCCAGTAGATCCTTGCGTACCCGTGGTTCCTTGAGATCCAGTATTACCCGTAGCTCCTGTGGTTCCTTGTAGGCCGGTTGTACCCTGGCTACCGTTTGCACCATTAGTTCCGCTAGTTCCTTGTAGACCAGTTAGACCTTGTGCTCCTGTTGCTCCAGTGCCACCAGTTGTTCCGGTTGTTCCTTGGCTACCTGTAGTTCCTTGAATACCATTTGTACCGTTAGTTCCAGACGTACCCTGAGATCCAGTTAGACCTTGAAGTCCTGTTAGTCCCTGTAATCCAGTAAGACCCTGAGTACCAGTAGCTCCCTGAGCTCCAGTATTTCCGGTTGCACCTTGAGTTCCGGTCGTACCCTGCAGACCTGTGTTTCCAGTGTTACCAGTTAGACCCTGTAGACCTGTCAGTCCTTGAAGTCCCGTTAAACCTTGTGTGCCAGTAAATCCTTGTAGGCCGATCTGACCCTGAGTACCTGTTGTACCCTGCGATCCGTTGAGACCATTTGTTCCAGATGTACCTTGAGTTCCAATTGTTCCTTGGCTACCAGTAGCACCTGTCGCACCGGTTGTACCCTGCGAGCCAGTAAGCCCCTGAGTGCCAGTTGTGCCCTGTGCTCCTGTTGCTCCAGTGGTACCCGTTGTACCCTGTGTACCGGTTTGCCCGGTTGTACCTTGTGGACCAGTCGAGCCTTGAAGTCCAGTTAGACCCTGTGAGCCGGTTGCACCTGTTGTACCAGTTAGACCTTGCGTGCCGGTGGTGCCCTGAGCACCTGTGGCACCCGTACTACCAGTTGCTCCAGTGGTACCTTGGGAGCCGGTATTTCCAGTGGCTCCAGTGGTACCTTGAGCTCCTGTAGTTCCCTGTAGGCCGGTAGTTCCCTGAGAGCCTATTGTCCCCTGGGCTCCGTTAGTTCCGTTGGTTCCGTTGGTTCCAGTAGATCCCTGGACACCAGTTAGTCCTTGAGATCCAGTTGTTCCTTGAGCACCTTGAGGTCCAGTGTCACCGATATCACCAGTTCGCTGGAATGTTAGGTAGAAGACTTCTGTATCAGCAGGAGTAAATGTATTTCCGCTAACAAATGCAACTGGGACGTTGAAGTGATCGTCGTCGTGAGTGTGGCTTCCTGTGATGTTAAAGAAAGCAAACTCGTTGTTGTCAGTCTTTTTAGTGGCCTTAAACGTACCCTTAATTTGAGACGTAGAGTCGTCAATTGTTTGTAGGAAGCTGTAGACGTTAGCACTCAGGTCATCATTGAACGAGATGTACATAACGTTTGCCAAAGTTGGATCGGCGTTGTTTAGTCTGAATGTTCCTGTATCGAGAGTCGCTGGATCTGTAGTTCCATTGTCGAACTCATACTCAAATGTTGCACCACCGAATGATCCAGTTAGACCCTGAGAACCCGTTACACCTTGTGACCCCGTGGTTCCCTGAACTCCTTGTGTTCCTTGAGTTCCGGTCTGTCCTTGAAGTCCAGTCAGACCCTGTAGTCCAGTTAGTCCCTGAGAACCAATCTGGCCCTGAATACCGGTGAGACCTTGTGTGCCTGTGGTGCCTTGCGTACCGTTAGTTCCCTGAGAACCAGTGTCGCCGGTGAGACCGGTTTGTCCAGTCGTGCCTTGAGATCCAGTTACACCTTGTAGGCCGTTGGTTCCCTGTAGACCGATGATCCCCTGAACACCCTGTGTTCCAGTAAAACCTTGAGCACCAGTTTGACCTTGTGTTCCAGTTTGACCCTGAACTCCAAGTGTGCCTTGAGTTCCTTGTGCTCCAGTCTGTCCTTGGAGACCCGTAGTTCCTTGAGATCCGGTTGTGCCTTGAGAGCCAACAACACCCTGAAGTCCAGTTGCACCTTGGATGCCAGTCAAACCCTGGGTGCCAGTCGTACCCTGAGGGCCGAGCTGGGTGTACATTACCTGAGTGATACCGACAATTACTGAAGGAGTTACTGGGTGAGTTGGTGATGTCCCTGCAACACTCTGCTCTAAGGACAAACTTGTATTTGTGCCATGCCAATAAATTTGAACGTAGTCATTGGCACTAGTTGAAGTTCCAGTAAAAGTAAGAGTCATTAACTGG